TTGGGCACACAAAGGCTCAGATCATTCTGTGTCTGGAGGGGTTCACGGCGGATGATGCTTTGCGCACGGCCTAGGAATTGCTGATGCGATAAGGCTGCCAGTTTGCGTTTTTTGTTTCCTGTCCATGCCGCTTTGAGCATCTCCTGATCAGCCCACGGCAAGGCCTCCCAGGCACGATCAGCAATAGTTAGGGCATCTGCCAGCTCCCCAAAGGTTTCGGCCTCATCTAGGGCCTCAGAGTGGGTAGGGCGGAAGGCATCAGGATCTAGCTGGGATGTGGTCTGCTGCGCCTGCAGGATGGCTTCGATGTCTTCTGGCTTGAGGCCTGTCGCCTCTTCCACTGCCGCCATGGTGGCCCCTGCTGCTGCAAGCCTGCGCACGGTGGGGGCTGTGTCGCGCCAGAGATCAGGGAACCTCACACCAGAGCTGTGGCCCCGATCCCTTAGCCATTGGTGCATGGCCCCTTGGATGCACGGGACTACATAGGTGGAGAGCCTGAAGGGCTTGCCCGTGTCTGGGTTGATCAGCGTGGGGTCGTACCTTCTGCAACCCTTGAGGAGGCCCTGGGCCGCCACCAAATACAGATCCTCAAAAGCGAGCTTGGTCCTAAATGCCAAACGGCTGGCCATTGCTGCCGCCAGCTTCAGGTTCTCTGCTGCTAGCTGCTCAGACCACTCTGTTGGCGGGGGAAACGATCCAAGTTTGTTGCCCTCTAAATCCACGTCAGGACAGGGACGAACCTTGGTCGATCGTGCAGACCGTGGGCGTGTTTTGGCCGGTGTTTTAGTTGTCACTTCCGGCGCACCATGCCAGATTGCAAAGCAATTATTGCATTTTCTGACCAGCCATCTCTCCTCAGGCTGTCTACATCTGGCGTGCGTTGCGCTACACCGTGGCCGAAATGCACGGTGGAAACAGACATGGGCCCTGTGCCCTCTAGCCCATTGATGAGTTGCGTTGTTTGGTCAACCTGGTCATCAAAGCTGCCTGAGGGGAACTGCAGCAACTGTTTTTCGTAGGCTGGCAGCCATGGCGCCCAACGCGGGAAGAACACCCGCCCAGCCTTAAACGTGATGCTGGCAGCATTAGCACGGGCCACCTTTCCTCCAAGGGGCTTCACTTCATGAATGATGAACCCTGCCGCTTCACTGCGAAGCATGGCGATTACAGCAGAGCCGTTTGCTTTATCCTCCACAAATAGCTCAGTGAATCCCCAAGCCGGATGCAAGGCCTTCACGGTGCCAAGCGTGGTTGGGAAATCCATGCGTTGATCAATCACATCTAGCAACCAATAGCCGCTTGGATCCTGACCCCATAGACCCAGGCCGACCATATCCGTACCGGCTGAATCCTTAAACGTACAATCAAGACTTGCGACAACACGATTAAATCTTTTAGGTGCCCTGATGTCACCCGCCAGCAGCTCCTCCCCCTCGCGGGCAAAGTAGCGGAAGGTATCACGCAAGAAAACAGAGCCCGTGCCTGCGGATGGCCTCTGCTGATAGATCGCCTCCCAGTCACGGTCGGGAGTGTTCGCCTTGGTCTTTTCAATCCACTCTTCATCGTATCGAGTGGGATCTAAAGCCTCTCCTAGCTTGCGGTCATCAGGCTCTTTGGTGACCGTTCGCGGTAGGGCAATTTGCAGTGGTTCAGCCTCAACGGGCAGGATGATCACATGCCACTTTTCCGCTAGCCTTTCGAGCCCTTGTGCTTCTAACTCTTCTACCTTACTAAGTTTATATCCAATGGCATCTAATTCGTGCCATCTTGTATGGATATAGAGCTGCCATGCATCAGGCTCTAAGCGTGTAGATAGTACGCCATCAATCCAGTTATGGAGTTGCCTGCGATGCGCCGCAGAATCGGCCTCCTCCCTGCCCTTTGTCGGGTCATCAACAATCAAGCCATTAGCAGGTAGGCCCGTACCCTTGCCCACACCAGCGGCCCACATCCCGCCGATGTCCCCTGCTGTCTTCCAGTATTCCTTACCGCTGGTGGAGGGGCTAACGAGCCCTCCAGATCCCAGGTAGTAACCCCTGGCGGCTTCTGAAAACTCATTGGCTAGCGTTTGCGTGTGAGCGCCTAGTCCGATGGTATGAGAAGGGTTGCGGCGTACATAGCAGCTCGGCAGCAATCGAGAGAACACGGTGGATTTGTAATGCCTTGGGGGCAGCATCACCAGCCCACGTTTTAGCTTGCCGTCTAGCACCCGCTGGCCAATCTCAATCAGCCTTTCTGTGTGCTTTGTGAAGGGAAAGCCAGGGCAGACACCGGCGATATGGTCACCGAAGCTCAGCCCATACTTGCCCACCACTCCAGCAGGGGTCGCCATATCCGCCTTCCAGCCAGCCTGCACAGCCTGCCAAGCGGCTGTGGCATCAGTGCTGGCCGTAAGCATGTCAAGGCGGGTTGGCATGGCTTTAAGTTGTCCTCCATTCGCCTGGTGGCGTTGAAAAAGCTCGCTCCAAGGTCCAGCCGGACTTATAGATCCTTCGATGCAAGCATGACACTCCAATACCCAGCTCTACAGCCCATTCACTGAGCAGCATTGTGCGACCTTTGTAAGTAAGGAATCGACTTCGGCTGGTGTGGCGCATGTTTGCCTTGCGTGGCACCCATCTCACCATTTCGGGACAGTAAACAGTGTTTGCCGGATCTACAGCCTCTTTGTCTAGTTGGTAGTCAGCAGCTGGCCTTGCTCCCATGTCTGCAATAAAGTTGGCAAAGGAGCCGCCCTTTGAAGGGTCCCAGCGATCGCAAACAGTAACGCCGCGCCCTCCATAACTGTGAAAACAAGAAGAGTTTGGATTTTTGCAGCGTGCAAGCATCGCAGTCCATATGCCGTATTCAGCAGACCTGCGCATCCCATGAACCGTGTTTACCTCGCGGACTTTCCTGATACTGCATTCATGACAGCTCTTTACCCTGCCAGTCCGAAGTTTATCCAGCTGCGTTTTTCTAGTTTCCCCACAGTCGCAACGCATTAAAAACATCCGTCTCTTGTAACGAGCCAACCCCTCGGCTGTTAGCTCTTTGACGATAGTCAGATCACCGTAGCGATCGCCGACACAGATTTGCAGTGCTTTCACCATCAATCAGACCCTGGCCAGCGTTACCGCTTCAGGCTGGTTCTGATATTTGCCCTTGCGATCTTCATAGGTGACACCGCAGGGATCCCCTTCAAAGAACAGAATCTGACAGATGCCCTCGTTAGCGTAGATCCTGCAATCTGCACCTGATGAATTGCTAAACTCCAGGGTAAGATGGCCCTCCCACATTGCCTCAGCGGGAGTTGCGTTTAAGATGATACCTAGGCGGGCATTCGTACTCTTGCCCAGGCAGATCCCAGTGACATTGGGCGGCATTTTGAGCCGCTCTACTGCCACCCCCAACCCATAAGAATGCGCCGGCAGAATAAAGAAGTCCCCATTGTGATCACTCTGCAGCTGAGCAGGCTCCAGGTTGCGTGGGTTGAAATTCTTAGGGTCCATCACGGTGCCTGGCACATGACGGAAGAGTAAAAATTCCTTAGGTGAAAGCCTGAGATCGTAGCCGTAGGAAGATTGGCCGTAGGAGATCACCCGCCGTGGCATGGACTGATGCTCTGCCAATCGAACCAGCTTGGGCTCATAGGGTCTGATCATGCCCTGCTGGGCTAGGGCAGCAATCTGGCGGTCATTGAGTAGGGTCATGCGTTCTCTTTAGGCTTGGTTTCCTTGACGTGCTCACGGTGAAAAGTCTCAAGCGTTAGCAGCCAAACTTCTGATTCTGCAATGCTTCTATTTATACTGCTCAGCGCATCTTCTAAAGCCTCACGCTTGTTCTTCAACTTTGCACGCTCTTGATATGCTTTAACCGTGCATTCATCTAAATAAACACGATCAATAGCCAGACGATTAGCGTCAAGTCCTAAACTCATGGCTTACCAATCCTCCTGAAACACTTCGGCCCAACAAGCTGCAGACATCTCGAATGGGTTGTAGTTTTTCGCATGTGCTAGGTAGTAGTGATTCAATTCTTCCAATGCTAAGTCTTGCTCGGCAATGCTTGCCTTTAGGCTTTCCACTTCACTTTCCTTTCTTTGTAGTTCATCCCGCATAACTGCGCGTTTAGTGTAAATATCGCTAGTATATCTTTCAAGGGCGGACTTGTCCGAATACAATGCCATTTGTATTTCCTGTTCCTGCGTGAATTTTGGATCGGTGGCGGCGTTTGTCATGGCTTACGAATCCTCTTAAACCGCTTAGCAACCTTCTGCACCAGATGACGAGTGGTGAGCCTTTCCCAGATCTTGCGAGGATCATCAGCCACGGGCTCAGCTTCTAGGCGGATCACCAGCGGGCGGCCTGGGGAAGGAATGATTTTGAGCCGTGTCGGGGTTTCAGTGTGGTTTGGCATCCTGATCAGGACATGGACCGCTTTCAGTATAGATGAACCTACCCTTAAATTGGGCCACCTGTTGTAGGTCTAACCAGAAGGGTGCTTCATGGCCCTCAGGGCAGATCAGGGCTTGTGAGATACCTTCATTGTTTACTCTTGTCTCGATGATCTTGGTCACTAAACCCCAGCCGGGAACTTTCTTCACCATTTAATCCTTGAACTCCACCAGGCAGCAGACATCTTCCCCTTAGCAATGTTTTTGGCATGACGTGCCTTGAATGAAGCCCGCCGTGCTTTATCTGCTGTGGATTCACCTTTTTTTGCTGGGCTACCACTTACACCCTGCTGCCCAAAGCGAATCAACTTAACCTTGTCACCTTCCTTAGCCAAAACAGCATGGCTTTTCGTAGGATGTTGCGGTGTTTTCTTAGGTTTGTTGTAACCTTCAAACGCTTCATTCCTTACTGTTATCTTCGCCATCGTGTGGGGTGATCTGCTTAGGTAGTTTTCCCGTCAGGGATCAATCCTGTATTCACACTCGAACACAATGATGGTCGGTGGTTCTATGGTGCTGGTGCCGCCAGGAGAAGTGCGGCGTTGGCAATCCTCGCAGCCATCGCGCCAATAGAAGCCATCGTCCTCCTCGTAGCCAATGCCTGGGCAGCGGGCGATGTCATTGGGGAGAGTCATTGCTCCTCGGGTTTTTTCATGCCTTTGATATTGCCGTAGTGGCCCTGTGCTTTTTGAAGCTGAAGTTGAGCTTTTTCCAAGTTTTCGTTAGCCTGTGCCATGAGATAAGCATGGGCCTCTTCCCATGTTTCGTGATAGCTGTGATGTTTAGTTTTTCGAGCTTCGCGCTCTGGCTCCCTGAGATGACGATCTGGCCGCCAAATGTCTGTTAGCAGCCAGACTGTTTTCGGTGTGACATTAAAGCATTCGACTTTTTGGATAACGCCTCTCCAGGAAGTGCGCCACATGGTGATAGGGGTCATTGTGTTATCAAGGAGAGTCATAAGTCACTGGCCTAACAGATAAGGGGGCGGGGTGTTGTCCTGCTACAAAGCTGAAGTAGGGATATTCTGAATCTGGAAAGCAATCACTATTCGGATCTTCAGCATAAATAAGAACCTCACCCGTTGAAACACAAACGGAAACAGGGTTTCTTATTCGTCTACCATTTGCATCAAACACATGCAAAGGCCCCCAGTTTTCTAGTGATTCTTGGGCGGTGACATGGCGATGGGCTGGGAAACCTGCGGGGATGTCAAATGTCATAATTCTGCTCTAACTTTAATAATGTAGTGCCTTTCACCTGAACCGAATTGAGGGATTTCATCAATATCAACGTGGCATATAGTCAAACCTGAGTCTTTTGTGAACTGTGCCATGAGGCAACTGATTTCAGATTCCAGCTTTGCTTTTGCTAACACCGCCTGAGCAGTAGGGGAGAGGGGTTTACTCATCGGGCAGCGCCTCCAATGCGCGAAGATTAAGTTCCAAGGTTTCTCTAACCTCTATCAAAAGTGCTCGGTTCGGGTCGCTAAGAATGGCTGTGGTTCTGGCCAGCGCTTGCTCCTTCAGGCTCGGCGGCCTAGGGCGGCGGGCGGCAAAAAGGTCTTTCGCCAAAAACTCAAAACAAGCCTCATGTTTGAGCCACCTGCAGCACGCCTTCAGCTCGGCATCCGCGCTCCATTGGGAAGCACTGTCAATCAGAAAGTCGTAAATACTGCTGTCTACTGGAGCCTCTTCAAGCCATTTGTCTCGCAGCTTTTGCGACGGGCTGATCGGATGCTGGTTAGTCATCACGCCCCACCCCCCAGCCCCTGAGCCTCAGGCCAGCTCGAACCAGCCAACGTCGCCGCTGCCGCCTGCTCCCGCCAGTAGCGTCGCCGTGCCGCCTGCTCTGCCGTAACAACTGCCCCAATCAACTTGGGTTCAGCACCTGCAGTAAACATCTTCTCAGATTCCTTCTGCAGCAACATAGATTCTGCTCCATAAATGTGTGCTCTTGCTGTAGCACATTGGGCAAGGTTAAGTCTTATTTGATAGATCGGATCAGTGTTCATCGGGCCATCAGTTGATGTGGAGGGGGCAATAGATGCTGATTTAAGGGGTTGTGCATCACGCTGGTGATGATGTGAATATGCACAGCCTGTCAGCAATAGGCAGGCTAGCAGGATGGGGATCTGGATAAGGGTCATTTATTGCGCCCTCTCATCGCAGCATGGGCATAACCCGCTACATCCTCCCAGTGCTGAGAATCGTGTGGATCAGCACCACTAAGAATGCGAGCAATCTTGTGGGCGATCATGTCGAGGGCTTCGCGCTCACCCGGCGCAAGTCGGTGCCAGTTAGCACCAGCACGCAATGCGCCTTTCATGTTTTGAGCAAGCTGGCCCACGGCCTCCAATCCGCCGTGTTGCTCGTCTCTGTTGGGGATGTCCATTGTCATTCCTCCACCTCTTGCAAAACAAGAGCAATCACCAGGCCACCGATAATTCCGAAGAACAACTGCAGAGCCCAAGAGCTTGTAAAAAAGCCAACGCAGATCAGGCCAACCCCACTCAGGATCAAAAGGGTGTGTTCCATCACCTCCTCTCCAGCAGCGAAGGGGACCGCTCTTCAGCCGTTAGCGAAGGATCCTCATCAAGACAGGCACCCTGTTTTTCAAGGTCTTCCTGCCGAAACCAAAAGTCATCAATGTAGTCTTCTAGGTCGAGAGTCATTTGCACACCTCGATAATGGTGCGCTGGCCGCAGGAGTGGGCATGCTGCATCCAGATCCCGACAGGGACAACGATAAGCATAAAACCTAGGACGTGCTGCCAATGGATCTGGCGCACCTCCTTCAAAAGAACATCCATGAGTCGCTGGGTGATGGATCACGCAATCCTACCCTAGGCAATGCAGACTTGGGCAGGTCTTAACAATTCAATCCTGACCAGCCTCCATCTTTCGGCTCGCTTCCATCTGCTGATACATCTGTTTCAGCATTTGATTGACGCCTAGGGCATCGCCCCAGCAGGCCCTGGCGGCCTCAGCTTGCTTGCTCATCGTGTCGCATAGCTTGGTGAAGCTCAGCACCA